CCCCAGCCCAGGCCGCACTGGGGAAGTTCGGGGTTCGGAGCCACCGACCTCCCTTTCCCTTTCTAACCCACAAAATACTTCGATCGCCCACGATCAGACTGGTTCGCTTTGAATAACTTTGAAAAAGATTTGATCGCTGGCATTAAGCCTCAATCGGATTTAGGAGGTGTGCCAACTCCCCGAATTCACTCATTATTAAACGATTTACCTTCCAAAGGTCATGAAATGATTGATTTTGCTGCTGAGATCGGCATCCCTTTGATGGAATGGCAAAAGTTTGTGGCGATACATGGTCATAAGGTTAAGCCGGATGGTCGTTGGCATCACACCGAGGCTGGACTTTTGATCGCACGCCAAAATGGCAAGTCCACATTCATGATGCTTCGAATCTTGACTGGCATGTTTGTGTGGGGAGAGAACCTCCAGTTGTCATCAGCACACCGATTAACCACATCACTAGAAACCTTTAGGCAAATGGTTTCAATCATTGAGGAAAACGATCAATTGGCTTCAGAGGTAAAAAAGATTAGATGGCAACATGGTGCTGAGGAAATGGAACTAAAGGGTGGTCGGCGGTTTGTGGTAAAAGCAGCAAACAACGCATCGCGTGGTATTTCCAAACCATCCACGATCCATTTAGATGAATTAAGAGAATATAAGGATGAGGATGCATGGTCATCCATGCGCTATACAATGATGGCTGCTTCAAATCCTCAAGTTTGGATCTATTCAAATGCTGGAGATCAACATTCAGTCATATTAAACAAATTGCGTGAGAGGGCATTAGCATCAGCCACTACTAATGACCCGATAGGTTGGTTTGAGTGGAGTGCTGAACCGGATGCGCCAATACTCCTTCCGTCTGGCGATATAAACTGGAAAGCATTTGCTCAAGCCAACCCATCATTAGGACAAACAATTCATCCAGATAACTTAAAAGCAGTTATCAATGATCCGCCTGATATTGTTCGAACTGAAGTTTTATGTCAATGGGTAGATACGATCAATTCTGCAATTGATGCACAAAAGTGGGCTTTATGTCAGACTAATCCGATACCTTTAGATCCGGAAGCACCTACATGGTTGGGATTAGATTTATCTCCAGATCGTAAGTTTGGTGCATTAGTTGCAACTCAGAAACTATCAGGCGAAAGGTTTAATTTAGTTTTATTGCACACTTGGAGTAATGATTACTCAATCAACGATTTAGCAGTTGCCAATGATATTGCGCCATATGTTAGAAAATATAATGTTCAGACTGTCGCTTATTCCAAAAGGACTGCGCAAGCCGTCGCAAGTCGGTTAGTTCCTGCTGGAATTCCCATTACAGATATGGATGGGGCGATATACGCTGAAAGTTGCGATCGATGGCTTGGGGCGATCAATAGCCACAGGTTGCAACATGGTGGGCAAGATGAACTTACCCAGCAAACGCTTTCTGCTGCGAAACTGCCCTATGGGGATGGGTCATGGATCATTGGAAGGCGTGCAAGTCGAGTGGCTGTTTGCGCAGCAGTCGCATCGGCATTAGCAACATATTTTGCGACACAGCCAGAAACGGAAATTGACATTCAAGTCGGATAATTCGGACTTATGGTATATTATACCTTAATGGGATTATTTGATAGATTTTTGACAAATCAGACACCAACAGTTCAAACAGATGTTGCTGCTGCTAACACACCTTTCAATTTACAACAAGCGTTTGGCGGATTGTTCTTAGGCGCACAAACTGCAACTCGCGAACAAGCGATGTCAGTTCCTTCATTGGCAAGAGCAAGAAATATTATTTGCTCAACAATTGGTTCACTACCTTTAGAAACTTACAATCATTTTACAAAAGAACATTTAGATCCAAACAGAGTAATTATGCAACCAGATCCAAGAATTGCGGGATCAGCAATTTATGCTTGGATCGCTGAGGATTTATTATTTCATGGCGTTGCCTATGGTCAAGTTTTAGATTCTTATGCTGCATCAGATAATAGTCGCGTTCGCGCATGGACAAGAGTTGCACCAAACCGAATTACATATAACACAAATGCTGCACAAACTGAAATTACAGAGTACTTAATTGATGGCATGCATATTCCAGCAAGTGGTGTTGGATCAATCATTGTATTTAGTGGATTAGATGAAGGCGTGCTTAATCGAGCGGGTCGCACAATCCGCGCAGCACAGGAATTAGAAAAGGCTGCTGAACTTTACGCAAAAGAGCCAGTACCTACAATGGTGTTAAAATCAAATGGCACAAACCTTACTCCAGAGCGAATTACAAAACTTTTGGAATCATGGAAAACAGCAAGATCAACAAGAGCAACTGCATTTCTAAATGCTGATGTGGAATTGACTGCACTTGGATTTGATCCTGCTAAATTACAATTAAATGAAGCACGCCAATATCTTGCAACTGAAATTGCTAGAGCAGTTGGCATCCCAGCATCGTTTGTATCTGCTGAAACTACTAGCATGACTTATAGCACCACAGTAATGGAAAGAAAAGCCCTTATCGATTTCAGTTTAAGAAATATCATAACTCCAATCGAGCAAAGATTATCTGCTGCTGATTTCGTTCCTAATGGTGTTGAAGTTCGTTTTGATATTGATGATTTCTTGAGAGGTTCTGCTTTAGAGCGTGCTCAAGTTTATGAAATCCTAAATCGCATCGGCGCAATGAGCGTTGAGCAAATCCAAGAGGAGGAGGACTTGATTCGATGAAAATCAATTTCCCAATTACCATAACCGCAGCCGATACAAACAAGCGCACAATCTCAGGAAAGATCGTGTCATGGAATGAGGCTGGCAATACTTCAGCCGGCAAAACAGTATTTGCTAAAGACAGCATCGACTTTTCAAAGCCTGTTAAATTACTTTTAGAGCATGACAAAACTCGCCCATTAGGCAAACTAATTGACATTACAGCAAATGAATCCGGCTTGGAAGGAACATTTAAGTTGGCTAAAACTTTTGCAGCCGATGATGCACTTGAGGAAGCAGCAACAGGATTGCGCGATGGATTTTCCGTTGGAGTAATGGTTGATGCTTGGGATAACAAAGATGGAGCAATGGTTATCTCAAAGAGCGCATTACATGAAGTCAGTTTGGTGTCTGATCCGGCTATTGCATCAGCAAAAGTTGAGCGCGTAGTTGCAACAAATACACCAGAGAATTCCGAAGCAACCGCCGAGGATAAAACAACACAGGAGGAAAAAGTGTCTGATACTACTTCAGATGCTCCTATCGCAACCGAAGCGGTAGAAGCAGCGAAATCAGAGCCTGTGGCAGTTCAAGCAAATCAACCAGTTGCTTACACAAAGCCACGCTCACCAATTGTAAACAAAGCAACTTACCTAGAGCACTCAGTTAGAGCAGCACTAGGAAATGATGATTCAAAGATGTATGTTCGCGCTGCGGATGATACGACTTCAAACAACGCAGGTTTGATTCCAACTCGTCAATTGACTGAGATTATCAACCCACTTTCAAACGCAGATCGCCCAGCAGTAGATTCTATTTCTCGCGGCGTTCTACCAGATGCAGGTATGTCTTTCGAAATTCCAAAGATTACAGCAGTTCCGGTGGTTCAAGAGGAAGCCGAAGCAGATGCAATCATTGAAACAGGAATGACAAACTCATTCTTAACTGTTAATGTTAAGAAATACGCTGGAGGACAAACATTCTCAGTAGAGTTGTTAGATCGTTCATCACCAGCATTTTTTGATGAGTTAGTTCGTCAAATGGAATTTGCATACGCAAAGGCAACAAATGCAGCAGTTCTAACTGGTTTAGCAACTGGTACTGATGGCGGAAACCGCACAATGTCTGCTGACAATTTGCTTGACTTTATTTCTGATGCAGGTGTTTCAATTTACACAAATACTTTAGGAGTTGCTCAAAACATTCTAGTATCTCCAGCACAATGGGGAGCAATCCAAAACCTTGCAGATGCAGGTCGCCCTATCTACCAGAATTTGATTGGAAACTTTAATCAAGGTGGAGATCTAGGTTCAAACAGACTGCTTGGAAACTTGCTTGGTTTGAACTTCCGCGTTGATCGCGGTTTAGATGGAACTGGCGACAACACAATTATGGTTGTCAATCCAGATTCATTTACATGGTATGAGAGCCCACGCGTTCGCCTACAAACCAATGTGGCGTTGAACGGACAAATCGAGGTTTCATATTATGGATACGGCGCACTTGCAACAAAGGTTGCAGCCGGTTCATACCGATGGATGGTTGCTTAATTAGTTAATTAACTGAGTGCCTAGGGTTGCTCCCGATCCTAGGCATCCACTTAAGGGAGATCAAAAGGAGATGACATGCCAAGCATTATTACTGCCAGTCAGTTGAGAAGTGTACTTGGCGTGTCGTCTGCTTTATATGACGACACATACTTAAATCAAATTATTGATACAGCCGAAACAGTAATCCTTCCGATGCTAGTTTCATTTAAGAGCCCAATTCAGGCTACTTCATTGACAGATAATGTCGCTACTTTCACTACACTAGGAATTCATGAATTTACCGAAGGACAATCAGTTGTCATCACAGGATGCGGAAGCCCATATAACGGCACGCGAACAGTCTTGGCAGACAATCTTGGACAATATACCTTTTCAGCATCGATCACTAATGCCAATATACTCGAGGCTAATGTCATCCCATCCGGAACTGCTACCTTATCTAGCGCATCAACTTATGTTGGAAACGCAGCCGTTCAATCAGCAGTCTATACAGTTTCAGTCGAAGTTTTCCAAGCAAGACTTGCCGGTGGAGGGCAAATCGAAGGAATAGATTTTACAGCCACACCATTTAGAATGGGTCGATCATTATTTAATAAATGCGTAGGGCTTTTGGGTAGTTATATGGATACCGAAGGCATGGCTCAATAAATGCCAGCCTCAACAATCCTTTCTCAGGTTCGCACACCTTTAGCAACTGCTTTATCTAGCGTTGCAGGAAATGTTTACAGTTTTGTTCCAGAATCAGTTATTCCACCAGCAGTTGTTGTTGTTCCAGATTCACCTTACTTAGAACTGGAAACAATTAACAAAAATACAATCCATGCAAAAATAAATTTTACTATTTCAGTTGCAGTTGCATATAACAGCAATCCTGCATCGCTCGACAATATCGAGCAGTTAGTTATGAGTGTTCTGGCAGTTATTCCATCAGGATATGTTGTCAGTTCGGTCGAAAGACCAACAGTTAGTCAAGTTGGAGCAAGCACGCTGCTAATTGCAGATGTCAGAGTTAGCACCTACTATACACAAACCGCATAAGGAGAAATCATGGCAACCACAGTAATTACCGGTCGCGATATTTCGTTGTCTTTCACAGGTGGAACAGACATCGAAGCACAGGCGACTAATGCAGTTCTAACAAAAGAGTTTGATCGTCAAACTTACCAAACACTTGATGGCGAAGCCTATAAAGTAGTTAATGTTTCTGGAACATTCCAATTGGATATGTTGGCGGATTGGGGCAAGACAAGTTCAGTTTGCGAAGCACTATGGACTGCTTGCGATACTTCACCAAACTCAGAAATTTCAATTACATTGACAAGCGCAACTGGTGCAACATTCGTGTTCCCAGTATTGCCAGTTTACCCAACCGCAGGTGGCTCAGGCGTAGATGCTCAGATAGTATCTTTCACCTTCCCAGTTGCACGCGGTGAGGTTTCAGAAACATTTAGTTAAAATCTAAGAACGGGAGCAAATAAATGAAACTACCAATCACAATTGAATATAACTCAGGCGAGCAAGCAACTTATGTAGCCCAACCGCCTGAGTGGGCTAAGTGGGAAAAGCAGACAGGAAATACCATTGGGCAAGCAACTGAAAAACTTGGCATATGGGATCTTATGTTTCTTGCTTATCATGCACATAAGCGCGAACTTGGTTCAGCCAAACCCATCAAACCAATGGATATCTGGATGGAAACAGTAGCAGATGTCATTGTTGGTGATGCAGACCCAAAAGCCACAAAGCAGGAAGCCTAAGCAGATTATTGGTTGAGTTGGCAATTGCCACACAAATACCAATGAGCGAATGGGTTGAAGCCGAGGACATTTTAACAGCGATCGAGATATTGGAGGAACGGAATGGCAACTAGCACCGAACCTCTAATAGCGTATGACAAAAGAGAATTGGCTCAATTTTCTAAAGTGATTAGAAACATGAGCGAAATTGCAGTTGAGGAAACTAAAAGACGAGTTGGCGAATTAGCACAAAGAGAGTTAAACGAAATTCGCCGTATTGCTGCATCAAGAGGCAAAGTTGCTGATCGCGTTGCTCAAGGTGGTAAAGTAAAAAAATCCTCAGTACTTGGTGAAATATCTTTTGGTTTTGCTGGACAAAAGTTTTCAGGTGGCGCAACTACGCAATTTAATACTCGCAATGATCCAAAAGGAAGTCGCCTTGGTATTGGTGCTGCATCAGAGTTTGGCTCAAAGAATTATCCTCAATTCCCTAGATGGTCAGGGCCAATGCCAAAAGGTTCAGGTTCAAGAGGTTGGTTCATTTACCCAACAGTAAGACACATGCAGCCAGAGATCATTAAAGAGTTTGAGGAAATTATTTTAGAGATTAGAAAAGAGTTTGCAGATGGCAAGTAGAACCTTAACTCTCTCCCTCGCAGCAGATATTGATAACCTTAAAAAAGGTTTAGATGATGCTAATAAAGTAGTTAGTAATTCAGCAGATAAAATTGGCGATTTTGCTAAAAAGGCTGCATTGGCTTTTGCAGCCGTTGGTGCTGCCGCAACAGCATTTGCAGTTCAGGCAGTTAAAAATGCTGCTCAAGATGAGGCTGCTCAAAGGAAACTTGAGGAAACTATTAGGGCATCTACCAATGCCACAGTTGCACAAACTAAAGCCGTAGGTGATTATATTGACCAAACTTCAATTGCAATTGGTATAACTGATGATGAATTGCGCCCTGCTTTTGCTAGGTTAGTTAGATCTACAAATGATGTTAAAGAAGCACAAAAACTATTAAACCTTGCATTAGATATTACAGCAGCCACAGGCAAGCCATTGGAAGCAGTCGCCAACGCATTAGGTAAAGCCTATGACGGCAACTCAACTTCATTAGGTAGATTAGGTCTTGGTATCGATCAAAATATTCTTAAGTCTAAGGATTTTGATGTTGTTTATCAAAACTTAACAAAAACTTTTGGCAATTTTGCCGAGAATGAAGCGCAAACAACTGAGGCTCAATTTAAGCGTATTCAAATAGCAGTTGATGAAGCCAAGGAAAGTATTGGTGCAGCATTATTACCAGCAGTTCAACAATTGGCTGGATTTATTCTTGCGAATGTAGTTCCAGCGTTAAACCAATTTATTGCAGGATTGACTGGTACATCATTAGCATCCGGTGAAGCAGAAACAGGTGCATATAATTTTGGTGAGGAATTACGAAGTGTTGTTCTAAGAGTTATTGAAGCAAAAGATCAAATTATTGAAATTGGTAAAGTTATTGCATTTGTATTTGTTGCTAGCAAAATTTATACATACATTACTGCGTTGATGGAATTGGTGGCAGCCTTCAAAGCCATTCAAGCAGCAGCATCACTTGCTGCCGTTGCTGGTGCTTTTGCTACTGGTGGCGGATCTATTCTTGCAGGAACATTAGCGTTGGCTGGTGCAGGTATTGCAACCGGAGTTGCAAGTAGTGCATTGTCTGGAAACAAAGCAACAACAAGTGGATCAACTGCTACTCAACAACAATTGGCTGCCGGAGCAGCAAGAGGTGGAACAACAGTAAATAACATTACAGTTCAATCAGTAGATCCTGAAGGATCAGCAAGAGCCGTTGCTAAAGTCTTAAATCAGAGCGCACAAAGATCAGTTCCACAGTTATACAATTCAGGCATTAAGGGTGGCTAATGACAGTTTGGTCGCCTGACTGGAAACTCACAGTCGCTGGAATTGATTACACAGATATCGCTATTGCTGATATTGCCCATCAGGCAGGTCGCGACGATATTTATAGCCAACCCAATCCTTCGTATTTACAAATCAATTTAGTTGCTTTATCTGGCCAAACATTGCCTTTTGCCTTAAATGATAGTTTGAGTTTGCAAGTCAAAAATAGTTCCGGATCTTATGTTAATCTGTTTGGTGGAGATATTACAGATTTAACTGTTGAAGTCGGTGCGACTGGATCAAAGGCTACTATCGTCAATTACACAATTCTCGCAATGGGATCATTAGTTAAATTAGCAAAAGAAATTTACACAGACACAATCTCGCAGGATGAGGATGGAAATCAGATTTATGATTTGCTGTCTAGCGTTTTACTTGCTGCTTGGAACGATGTTCCATCATCGACTACTTGGGCAACATATAATGCAACCGAAACTTGGGCTACTGCTGGAAATCAAGGACTTGGTGAAATTGACCAGCCTGGGTTATACACAATGGAAAACAGGGATGCAGATCCAGATACCATTTACAACATTGCAAGTTTAATTGCCAATAGTGCTTTTGGATATTTGTATGAATCAAATAATGGAGATATTGGTTATGCAGATGCCGACCATAGACAAACCTATCTTTTAGCAAATGGTTATGTTGATTTAGATGCTAACCATGCTTTAGGTCAAGGTTTATCAACCATTACACGATCAGGCGACATTCGTAATGATGTGTACATAAATTATGGTAATAATTTTGGATCACAAAAAACCGCAACAAGCGCATCATCAATTGCTTTATATGGCTATAAATCCGAAAATATCAACTCGACGATTCATTCAGCCGTAGATGCTCAAGCGGTTGCTGATCGTTATATTGCCCAGCGTGCTTTTCCATTGCCAGTATTCCAATCCATCACCTTTCCAATAACCAATCCCGAAATGGATAATAGCGATCGAGATAACCTTTTAAGCATATTCATGGGTCAGCCTCTAAATATTCAAAACCTACCAACCCAGATTTCAGCCGGAGAATTTGAGGGTTATGTTGAGGGATGGAAATGGAGCACTCGATTCAATGAATTATTCCTGACGATCAATCTTTCGCCTGTGGCGTTTAGTCAGGTGGCAATGCGCTGGAACACAGTTCCGGTTGGCGAGGCTTGGAACACTTTAAGCAATACTTTGACATGGGAATACGCTACAATCGTAGCCTGATAATAGGAGAAAAATGGCAACCACTACAAATTACAGTTGGACAACCCCAGATGATACTGCGCTGGTCAAGGATGGTGCAGCAGCGATTCGATCACTTGGTACTTCAATTGATACAACTACCAAGAATCTAAACCCATCGACCACACTTGGCGATATTGAATATCGATCATCAACTGCAAACACAAACACAAGACTTGCAATTGGTTCAACTGGTCAAGTTTTAACTGTTGCTGGTGGCGTGCCAACTTGGGCTACGGCTGCAAGTGGTTCAACTTTTGCTGGTGTTTCATTAAAGAAATCTGCAAGTCAATCTTTTTCAAGCGGTGCTGGAGTAAATGCAACTTTTGATGAGGAATTGTTTGATACAGATGGATATCACAGCATTTCAAGCAATACCGATAGAATTACAATCCCAAGTGGTAAAGCAGGTTATTATTTAATCATTGGTCGTGCAACATGGTCTTACAGCAACACAGGACAAAGAATTGGCACAATTAGAAAAAATGCTGCCTCTACTCAACTTGCCCAAGAAACTCAAATAAATATGACTAATAATTATTTCACTTCATTAACTGTTCAAATTGTTGCAAATTTAGCAGTTGGTGATTATGTAGTTTTTGAAAATTATCAAGACGGAACTGGATCATTAGATTTATTGGGTGGCAGTCAAGTATGGACAACATTTACAGCATTATACTTAGGAGCATAATATGGAACTTAATATCCCAACACAATTAAACGGCGTTCAATTACAAAAAGAATTAAAAGATGCTGGCATTAAGTTAAATGATTACCCTCGATTAGTTGATGGCAAATTGGTTTTAGATATTGCCAAAAAAGATGAAACTAAGGCAAAGACAATTGTTGATGCTCATGTTGGTATTGATAACTCAGCAGAAATTGCAGCGCAACGCCAAGCCATTCTTGATCGCATTGGTTTAACTGCCGATGAACTTAAATTGATTATTGGCTAATGAAACCTTGGTTATCAAAATCTGCTGTTCAATTTAGAGAGCAAGTAGATGATTGCTTCCCAGAGCGTTTGCGTAAATCTGATGGGTGGATTGGTGATTCTCGACATAGCGCACGAAAATCAGACCATAACCCAGACACAAACGGATGCGTGCGAGCAATTGATATTGACGCTCGGCTTTCTGACGACAAAGGGATTTCAGCATACTTGGCAGATCAAATTCGACAGTATGGGAAAACCTCTAAGCGCATCAGTTATGTAATTCATCAAGGCAAAATTGCTTCGTCATTGTTGGGATGGCGTTGGCGTAAATACAAAGGCATTAACCAACATAATCACCATATTCACATCAGTTTCAAATCCGATCAAGACAAAAATTCAGATTTTTTTAATATCCCACTACTAGGAGGCAAAGCATGAAACTAACTAACAAACATAAAGCAGCGATCAAGTCATACCTACGCGCAGTAGCAGCCTCCGGCATCACAGTCGCATTGGCAATTGTTGCTGATATTCGACCAGAGTTAGCAGTATTGGCTGGAGCATTAGTTGCACCATTAGCCAAGGCATTAGATCCAAAATCCGGATCTGAGGCTGACTATGGAATCAATGCGAAATGACCGCAAACGATTGGGTCGCTATCGCCGTTGGCGTATGCGCCGTATGTTCAAGTTTGTTTATGGGTCTGCGTTGGGTTATTAAGTCTTACCTTTCTGAATTGAAACCAAACTCAGGCAGTTCAATGAAAGATCAAATTAACAGACTTGAACAGCGTGTCGATGATCTTTTTGTTTTAATTAGTAAGCGATAATTTCTGCCATGGCGAACACACGAAAACCTATCAAACGCAAAAAGATCAATCGTCGAGTTGTTCGCCGTACTCCTGATCCTCTAACTAAATTAGAGGTTTTCTATATTGCAAAACATGAAATTTTTAAGGCTGCAAAAAAGGCTGGTTTTACCGAATCCGTTGCGCTTTATCTAATGGATAATCCTGAATCAATGCCTGATTGGATTGTAGGCGATAAAGGAATTATCCCAACTATTCCTACTCCGGATGAGGATGACGATTAAAGCCAACCGCAGGTATTTGATAACGCCCGATCTACAAATTCCACTTCACCATCCAAAAGCGGTATCTAATTTAATCCGCATGAGCAAGCACGAAAAGTTTGATTTTGTGTTGAATGTTGGTGATGAATTAGATATGACCAGTCAAAGCCGTTGGGTCAAAGGCACAAAGACTGAGTTTGCAGAATCATTACATGAGGAAAGATCAATCGCCCAAGACATCCTTTTTGATCTTGGCACTACCGACATAATTAGATCCAATCACACCGACCGACTATTTACCACATTACTCAAAGGCGCACCATCCCTCCTAGGATTGCCTGAGTTAGTATTTGAAAAGTTCATGGCTTATTCAGATTTAGGAATTAGATTCCATAAGCGAGCATATGAGTTTGAGCGTGGGTTTTTCCTAGCCCATGGTGATGAAGGGGTTATGTCCAAGCATGCTGGTATAACTGCCCTAAATCTTGCCAAAAAGTGGGGTAATAGCGTTGTTTGTGGGCATACCCATAGGCAGGGTGCTACGAGGCATCAAACTGGCTTAAACGGGCGTTATTCAACGATTTGGGGTATCGAGGCAGGACACTTAATGGATATGAAAAATAAAGCCTCCTATCTTAAGTATGCCTCAGCCGATTGGAACATGGGGTTTGTGGTCATGACCTTCGGTAAAGGTGGTCATTCAGTCGAGTTAGTGCCTGTCAATCATGACGGATCATTCCGCTACAATAAAAGGTATTATGGGGCTTGAAACCGACTATAGGGATCGTACGATTGACGATCATATCGATCAATTTGAGGGTATTGGCGTACTCTAAACCTCTAATTAATGGTTATAGATCGTTATCTAATCGTTATCTAACACGCCGGTAATTTGTTTGTGGGCATGCTTGACAAGTGCCACACTTACTCCATCAGCAAACGAAGGATTTGCTGGTAGGGAGCAATAAAATGAATATGATCGCAGCATACAGAGTAAGATTTACAAACTGGAAAGAGGGAAATAACGAGTATTTTTTTGTGAATCAAGAGGATGCTCAAGCAATGATTAATAAATATGTTGTTTATGGATATAAAGCAACATTAGAAACAATTTTTCTTGCCGAAAGCATGGTAAGTGCATGAAACTAATATCTCAAACCAATCGTAAGATGGCATTAGATTATGCTGATCGTGGCTGGTCAGTAATGCCGCTTTTACCACGCAAAAAAGATCCGCATTTTGACTTAGCGCAACGCGCTTACTTGTCAGCATCAACTGATAAGCAACTCATTAACTTTTGGTTCGATTATGACCAAGACATCAATCTAGGGATAGCCTGTTATCAATCAGGTTTGGTGGTATTTGATATTGACTACCGAAATGGTGGTGAGTTGCTGTCTGAGTTTGAGCCTACTTATACAGTTCAAACCGGTGATGGCTTGCACCTTTATTACCTAGCAGATAAATCCGATGTGTTTAGAGGTAAGTTAAACAATGGGATTGATATCAAATGGAAGGGTTATGTTGCTGCTGCACCATCGATCCATCCGTCAGGATCAACCTATACAGTAATCGATGACCGAAATCCGGTTGCGATGCCAAAAGCAATAAGGGAGATGGCAACAAAATGAGCACATATACAGCAGCATGGATTTTTTTCATGAGTGCGTTTGCAATCATGTTTTATTATTCATCATTAGAAAACGCTAAAAGCACACACTACTGGCGTGGTCGAAAAGATGGTTGGGATATGCACCGGCGCATGATCGAAAACAAGCGAAAGAGTGATGAGGTTTTCGATTATGAAAAGTTCAACTGAGGCGTTGTTTGATGAAATCATTACTACGCTGCACCAGCGCGGAAGTGTCTATGGACACCCATTTTACAATCACAAAAGAATTGCAGGTTTGTGGTCTGCTTATCTCGATTTCCCAATTACACCACACCAAGCAGCATTGTGCATGGCACTTGTCAAGGTTTCTAGGCTTACAGAAACACCAGATCACGATGACTCAATCAAAGACTTCATCGCCTATGGTGCTGTCTATAAAACTGTCCTCGATGCAGTCAAAGATGAAAGTTGGGAGGATCAATAATGGCGTTCAATCTTGAGGATTACGAGGATGTAGCAACCCTTAACAAATGGTTTATTGCTAATTATCCGATGGGCAGATCCGACATATCAGTCATCAGTCATGATGCTGAAAAAGGTTATATCTTGGTTCAGGCAACGCTATGGCGTGATGCAAAAGATTCAGCACCGGCTGTTAGCAACATTGCTTTCGGATCAAGGGAAACTTATATTCCTAACATGAAAAAGTTTTATGTTGAGGATACTGCAACCAGTAGTTTAGGTCGAGCAATTATCCTACTCAAAGGATCTGACAAAACCGCAACTAAGGATGATATGAAAAAGGTTGAATCCAATCCATCATTCAAGGATAAGTTAGAAAGCCGGCAGAATATGTATGGCAAGGCTGGATCAAAGTCTGCTCAAATCGAAACAATCCTAAGAGATAGTTTTGCAGCCGACAAGAAAGATTCTGAGCCGGTTGCATGGTCAGTTGGTGATGTGGTTGCTGAGATTGGATCATCAACACCTAATGAGCCACCAGTTTGCTGCGATGCTGGACATATTCTAAAGCAGGGCATTTCAAAAGGTGGTAAGCCATACTATGGATATGTTTGTAAAGCAAGCAATAAGGAACATGCTAAATGGGCAAAACTTACCGCTAACGGAAAATGGTATTTTGAAGGGAACGAATAATGAAAAAAAACAAAGAATGGTTTGGTTATCAAAATGCTGAGGATTACTTCAAAAATGCACCTGATGACCTATTGCAAAAACATTGTTTCCGGATCAAAGATTTTGAAACATCTTTAGTGTTTCATCGCCTTTTAATGCAATATAGGAATCCCTTTCCCTTGTTGAAATCAAACCCAGCAATTTACGAAGCAATGGGAATGAAGGGGGGTGAATAAATGGGTTATTTAGAAATTATTGACGGCTCTGGTCTAACTGCTTCCTTTACGGATGATGGAGTTAAAGTCGAGCCATCAACAATCACTTGCGATACATGCAACGATGATAGATTACTTCATGAGGGCGATCTACTTCGATGCTATTCCTGTCATACTATTAACAGGATTCCTTACCATGCCTAACTACGATTATATGTGCGACAAAGAGGGAACGCTGATTGTATTGGAATTACCAATGGATCATAAAATTCCAGATTGTCAAGTATGTAATGAGCCGTTAAGGCGTGTCTATACCGCAGTTCCAACGATATTCAAGGGTACTGGTTGGGCAGGAAAACTTGGTTAAATTCAGGTGTAATTTCTGCTCAGCCAATTCTGAATTCATATGGCTTGATGGATACGAATCTCACGAAGGATTTAGAGTCTTTCAATGTCTTAAATGTCAAGCCGTTGGCACAAAGAATCTGGCTGAATCAACCGACACCCAAGAGCCAGTCATTCGATGCACTAAATGCGGTGCTTGGATGTTTGTCGATAAGGAGTGCCACACATGCGCGTTGATACAGATGTAGATTGGGCTTATCAAAACCAATTGCGTGAGCAATGGCTTAAAGATAATCCTAATTCAGAATATATTGGTTGGATGTCAATATGATCGACACGCCGTCTGACCTGCGGTTATGTGATTCTGATTTGACAGGTGCGGTATGCTCTAGTCGCATTGGCTCTGAAAGCCAAAACGCGAGCCCGAAGGCATCGCTCGCGAGATGCATGCTAGTTGGGATCGCTCTATGTTTAGCCAACATTCTAGGCTTTGAAAAAGCACATTCCGTTCCATTAGATAGAACCAATCACTATCGTCAATGGGCTTTTATTCAGTTAAATAATTTAGATCATTTCTATTGTTTAGATGAATTGAATTACAAAGAATCAAGATGGAATCCAAAAGCCAAGAATGGTAGTCATTATGGAATACCTCAAGGTAGATCTAAATGGCTTAGTACAGTAGATGGATATAAACAAATTGATTGGCAATTGAAGTACATTAAAAACCGATACGATAATCCTTGCAATGCATTAAAGCATCATAAGACTAAGGGTTGGTATTGATGAGCAAGTCAGCACTACGATCTACCGGTAGTACTAGACAATGGACAAAGATCAAGCAAAGGATACTTAGGAGAGATCAGTTCATATGCCAGTACTGTGGACAAGAGGCTGATACAGTAGATCATGTAGTACCACGCAGGTTGGGTGGGCTTGACAACGATGAAAACTTAGTTGCTGCATGTCGCAGATGTAATTTAGCCAAGGGGGGCAGGTTTTTTGTGAAGCAATGGACAC